GAATACCATCATTCATATTTGCATAGCCTTCTGCCTGTATATTAGCTATTAAAACTTTAGTTTCATTATCTCTTATGTTAGCTTCTTCTTTTTGCTTAAGCTCAGATTCCTTTTGTAACATCTGAGATTCAAGGGCTTGCTGTTGCTGTTTAAGTTGTTCCTGCTGTTGCTGCTGCTGTCTTTCTTGTATCTGCTTTTCATTATTTTCAACCATTCTCTGTTTCTCAATAAGAGAAGAAGAGTTATAAAGCTGCATAATAGTAGAAAAAGAAAGAGTCTGATTCTGTAAAGCAGCCTGTGCAAGAGTATCAAGTTTCTGTGAAAGAAGCTGTGTGCTGTTACTATTATCTACTACTAAGCCATAATCACATTCAGCAAACTCATCACCATCTATATTCATGACTTGCATAGACCCATCATTAAGAATATATTGGAACTTCTTACTTCTTCCTTTAAGTGCTGCCTTTGCAGTTTCTATAAAGCATTCAAGTACTCTTTTCTTTACATCATCATGTATAGTAAATAGCCACTCAGTTATATATGAGGATTGTAGAGTAGCTCTTTCAACTCCACCAACAGTTTCTCTATTACTTATCTGTCCCTCTCTCTGCTTAGAAATACCTGCAACATCACTCATCTCCATTTTAATAAATTCAAGAAGGTTCATATATTGCTGTATCTGATTTCCATCAGAAGCTGCTATTACTCCATTAGAAGCATTATTCATAGCTCCTGCAAGTTTACCTGTAGCTGCTCCTATATTACCTTCATTGAAACTATCCTCAACTGCTATACCCATAGTCTTTGCATAGTATAACCATTTTTCTACATCCCATCCTTTAGGATGATTCTTAGCAAAATCATATCTTATAAGAGTGCCCCAATTTCTTGCTATAAGTTTATTAAGCCTGTCATGTATAATATCATAAAGATAACTATAAGGTTTCATCATATCAACAAGTGAGAAAGGTCTACTATCATTAAGATTATATATAGAGCCTATAATACCAAAGTGGCATCTTGATGGATTGCTAAGTCTATTATACTGTACTACTCTAGGTCTCATATTTACATAAATATCAGTACCTATTTTAGTACCTTCCCATGCTTCATTAATATAAAATATCTGCTCTTCTTCTCCTTCATCTGTTTTAAGTATATAAGTTTCAGGATAAAAATGAAATTCCTCCTCACCTGTTTCTTTATTATAAGACCTTACTTTCTTAATCTTTCTTCTTGATTTCCAATATACTCTAAGAACTCTAAGATTACCAGCTATATCATAAGGAAGTAATGTATTACCTATTCCTTCAGAAGTCATAAGAGGATCCCAAAAGAAACCTTCCTGTGAAGTAATCTCATCACCTATCATGTAATTATTTACAAAGCCCATTCTTTCATCTATATTACTCATAGAGTCAGTAGCTGCCTGTCCTACATGGTCTGGTAATTTATTTATATATTCAAGGTCTTTTGTAGTAAGTAAGTCATAATAAGTATCTATTACCCTACCTGGACTCCAATAATCCTCAAGGACTATCATATCAGCATCTTCAATTTTATTTGAATAACCTGACTTAAATATTCTAACCTTAAGAGGATTAAGTTTTTCAAGTGTTGGCTCACCTCCTATTATACTACATTGATATATTTCCTCTCCTACAGTCATAGCATCCATAAATCCTTGATTAAATATAAGAGGAATATTAAGTTCTTTTACATAATGATTAAGTAAAAGATTAGATCTGATTTCTCTCATATCCTGCCACTCATAAGTGAAGTAATCACTCATTTTTTCAAGTTCCTGATTAGCATCCTCATCAGACTGACTGTTATTTGATACCCATTGCTGTAATCTCTGATAAATCTCTTCTTTCTTATTATTTTCTATATCTGATACTGCATTAGGATTAGTGACTATAACCTTAAAATCAAATACCCTTTTAGACTCTTCTCCTTTAAGGACATTAAGTTTACTATTCATTATAGGATAGTGCTGTATTCTATCTGGTATAAATCCTGCTCTAATATGTTCAGGATTTAGTATGAGTTCCATATCATTCATATGAAGTTTACCATTAAGTAAATCATAATTAATCTTCTTATGAATCACACTCTTCCTACATAAAGAATAATTAAAGAAAGTTTTAGAGTCAGCCCAATCTAAGTGTGCCTTACGCCATGCTTTAGTTTTCTTATTAAAAGAAAGCTGCTCAGGAGGAAGACTTTGTGAACTATATTCCATATTCTTTTATTTAATTTTGCTACAAAAATAAGTAATCTCTGCATACTTTACAATAATATAAGTAAAATACTAATTAATTATAGCTATTTTTACTAAATTTACTGTTTAAAATCACTTATAATATTAAATTTATTATCATAGTTATCAGTAAAGAATTTATCATTACCTGCATAATTAGGAGGTATTTCAGTTCTCTCCTTAACATCTCCATTGTACATAATAATTTTTTCCTCTCTATATAACATTAATTGTAAAAGAGACATTATTCTATCTACATTAATTTCAGGATTATAAAGAATAAGTTCCTTAATTAATGCCCTGTTCTTTAAGAAGTGAAGATTAGGTAATGTGTACTGTACTGATTCACCATTTTCTTCTTTTTCTACAGTGACTGGTTTAAGTAACCAATCTCTTATAAGAGTCATACCAAAATTCTTTATAGGTGTAGTTGCAGCTACTCCTTTAGAGCTATTACCAAAAGATGTAGTTTTAATAAGCTCTCTTTGCCTAAGATATTCAGGAGTATCAGCTAATAGATGTAATGAGTTAAATCTGCTGAAATAAGCAAAAGTATTCTTTTTATTATTTTCATAAAGAAGTCTTCCATTATAGAATAAACATAGCTTTCTTGCTAATTCATTAAGGTCATCAGCAAACATAGGTCTTCCTGTATATTCAGCTACTATTCTATCTGTCCATAAATCAAGTACAAATATAGAACCTAAAGACATAGTTTCTGCACTATCATTTTCATAGTTATCAAGTGATAGTATATATCTCTCATAAGGTATTTTATTATTAACCTTTACAGGAAGTTCATATATTTCTAATGCTCCTGTTGATTTATTATCCTTAAGAGGAAAATCTCTTATAGGTTTTTCTGCTGTAGGTTTAAACTCTACAGTATTATCTTTAGCAAAGAATAACTCACCAACATAAGTATCACTATAAAAATTAGGGTTGTTATCTATCTCTGCAAGTCTTGAATTAAGCTCGGTAACAGGAAATATGTTTTTCGTATATCTCTGTATAGCTTCCTGTGGAGTAATAGGTATTTCAGCTATTCTCTTAGTAATAGTATTAATATCAGTACTTCCATATTTAACTTTGTATCTATCCTTAAGAATGTATATTAAAGCTCCTATAACATCACTATTACCATCTTTATCATAATATCCTGCCATATTTATATATCCAGGAAAGAAGTAAGTAAAGACACTTCTACTCTGTCCTTCCTTATCATATACATTATTAATGCCTTTAATTCTATATCCATTAGGATTATACATAAGTTCCTGTAGAGAACTAAAGTCAGAATCCTTATCACCTGCTGTACCATAAGCATATATAAGACCAAAAGTCTTTTCACCATCTTCCACAGAAGGTCTAAGTACAGAGAAAAGGTCTCTTAGTCTAGGGAAAGTACCTGCTTCTTCAAGTAGAAAAAGAACACCTCTTGAACCTCTAAGTTTAGACTCATCATCTTTTGATGTAATTCCGACTACACTATTCTGTGTTCCTCTTCTTGCACCTGTATCTGAGTCAATATAACCCATAGTCCATTGAAGATTCTGCATTGATGATGTAATTCTCTTTGAAGGAAATTGAGTATTAATTGCACAGAAATCTATATAATACTGAAACATATCAAGAATCTGATTAGCCCCATGAATATACTTTTTCTCTGATGCAGTAGCAACACACTGTACTTTTACATTTACTTCAGCACTTTCTCCTAATATAAATCTTTTAGCAAGCATAGCTGCTGCATAGTAAGACTTACCA